ATTATTACCTGCAACGATTCTTTGAATATTTTGTTGCTGATAAGCCATGGCATTTTCTACTGTTTCGATTCTACATGCAATTCCTTGATCTTCTAAATTCAAATAGTTGGCTGAATAATATTTGAACCAAGGATCATCTTGACAATATTGTTCGTCAAATATATTTCCATAACTGACGGGATTTGGCGAATCAATCAGGAGCGTAAGTGACGTTGTCTTTAATGACTCTTGTATAAAGGCTGCAGCGCTTGCATTTTCCTCGGGTGATTCTTCTTTACAACTACATAACTCACAGTCAGGATAAATTATTGTAGGTAAAGAAATATTCTTGAATGGATTTCCAAGCGAATTGAATATATCTTTAAATGATGGCGGTTTTGGACAATTTATATTCACGAATGGGATAGCATCAATAATTTTACAGAGGACGAAAATGAATGTAGCAATTACTCCATATACAAATGTTATAAGAATTTTAAGTATAGGCCACAGGAATGCAACAATATGAACATTGACCAACAATGGGAATAAAAGAAGTAGGATAAATGAAAAAAAGAAGTTAAAAATAATGAATATAAGATCGAAATTCTTAACACCGTCGTTAGTTGGAAACCTATTGTTAGTTGAATCACACGCAGAATCTAAAATTTCTTTGATACCAATAAACCTTCCTCTGTTTGCACCATTGTGGTAACCATCTATAAATTGAGATATAGTATAAACTTTATTGTATCCAAATTGATAAAAAGTATCTTCGCAATTTATTGCTGATTGAGGACTTGAATAATCATTCCAATCTAATGAAAACGCATATGATTTTTGAAATTGGTTCCATTGTGTGTTGGCACTATAGTTTGGTGTGTATATTGGACTTTTAGGATCCGAGAAATCTGCGGGATCTATATTTGGAGATGTCCAACCATATTCTCTAACATTCGGGACTAGATAATATGCCCTCTTTACTTGTTTTCCTAAATCAGGGTCTTGTTCCCATTTTACTTTAAATCTATATTTTCCTTTGGTTGGTATACCTACATTTGGGTCTAAAGAGATTGTTTTTTCTCCAAATTCATTGGTCACAATATAGTCCAAATTCATTGGTAAATCGACTAAAAAAGTTCCATCTCCGTCTATCACTTTCGCACCTCCGTCAAACTCGTAAACTTCTAAACCTGGCCTACCATTGGAATCTTGTCCGACCGTCTGTCTGATACATAAGATCTCTCCTGGCCCTGATATTAAGTCACATAAATTACCCGCTTCAGTTGAAGGTCTACAGTTTTTTCTCAGTACTCTTCTGTCACTTGCAGAAATAACAGACCCCATGAATACGGCAGTTGGTTGGATATCGATGTTGGCCTGTTCTCTCAAATCAAAATCAACTCTGTTGATTGCAATTTGGCAAACCTCGGGTTGTCCCCAAAGTGGAGAAACATCTATATTGGCTTGTAATGAAATAATCTGTGGTAATGATGCGAGGTTTGGCGATGACGCAAATTTATTTCCATTAAGTTGAGTTTCATTTGCAACTCCCATTCTTATGAGATCTTGTGGTGTCAAACTAAACTCACCTATATCGGAAAGATCACAATCCATGAACACAGTTTGATTACCCAACGGAACGCCCATAATCATGTAATCCCCACTCTCGTTGGTTCTCACTGTGTATTTGTAATACTTGTCATAGACTTGTATTACTGTCGGATTTGTTAAAACATCATTTCTTGACGGGAAAGTACCAGTTGGAACGTGTGTCGAATAAGATTTTTCGTATGGTAAAAGATTGAATCTAAATCCATCTTCGTTTTTATCCCCTGTCGATTTATAAGGATATAGAGAAGTTATAATATCGTTGTTTCTATCTTCTTCTTGTATTGGTACAAAAACAGCAACTTTTACGTTTGGTATGCCGTATCCACCGTTTGCAACTACACGACCAACAACAACACCATAGTCCGCACAGTTTCTTGTGTAGATGTCCTCACTTTGTATCTTCATAGAGAGGATTTCTAAGAAATCGTACTCTTGATCTATGTTTACATTTAGGGTTTGGTCTTGTCCAATTTGAGTTTTAATTCTATACGAATTGGTCATTAATTGACTTTTTTCATAAATAGTTTAACACCCATTTTCTAAGGAAAGGGCGTACAATCTAATAATAGTTGACTCGGGGTGATAATAAACTTAAGAGAACTGAACGTTTTGGAAGTTCTTGACTTTGACCCTGATATCTTTGTTTGGATATCTTATCTGATAAACTTGGTTCGGTTGAGCAAAGATGGTGTCATCAACAGGTCTAATTTGTTTTGTTACATCATTTGAATATGCCATCGATGTTTGGAACCCTGAATATTGTCCACCTACTTCGTTAAACACGTCTATTGCGGTCACGGTAATTACTCCGTTCTCGTCTTGTATAAGACTATTGAGCTGAGATATGTAAATGTTCTGACCCAAATTTCTAATTTGAGGATCCAAGAAAGTTGACACTTTGTTGATGATATTTGTGATGACTTGTCCTTGGTTTTGTGTTGAATCAAGTACTACAGATATATCCAAACTCAAATCAATAACCTCAGCAGTCTCGATTGCTATGTAGTCATTCATCATACGATAATTTGACAAGTAATTAGCCAAATTTTGTTTCAGAGTGTTCGAGACAATGGATGTCAACTTACCTGTGGTGTCATAAGAAAGTATTTGAACATTAATCTTATTGTTATTCTCAGTGATCGCAACTTTAGCAGGGGCTCCGAACTGAGAGGGCATTTTTCTTATTAAAGCTTCGTAATCGTTAACGCTGACTGCTCTATTTTGTGAAGAAAAGTTGAAAGCAACATAATTTCTTGTTTCTTCGACTGTGGGTTGTCCAGCACCACCAATCGCGGCAGTTACGTTATTACATCTTAGTGAACTTGTAACTTGTTGATTTATGTTATCGGAGGGACCATTAACAAAAAAACTTATTGTTCCGATTTGATTAATAACATTTGTTCCCAAGTTTGTTGATAAACCACCACCTGTCCTGTATTGAACAAATAGAGTAGTGTTAGCTCTCAAAGCGGAACCCAATGACATATTGTTTTGGTAAAGTTGTAAATTCAATGGTACTCCCAAAGTTGTAAATTGATTCAATGCATCTTGTGAAGTATTAGTTCCACCACCGAATGTCATTTTCAAGAAACCCTCGGGTGTATATTCAGTTATAAATCGATTTTGGGTTTGAATATATTTTCCAACTTTGATACCTGGTTGATCCGAAACTTTTGTTGGATCTTCTATGAATATTCTGTCCTCAGCTAATGCGTCCACCTCAAAGCTTTTATTTTCAAAACCTAAAAATTCGTTGACCGTTGGAACTGTTGTGTAACTTGTACCATCTTTTAGAAGAACACTTGTCACTCCAAGCACGTTTTTTTCGGGTAAAAATATTTCCAAGAATGGTCTTACATCTGCAGGACCAATAACTCTTTTGAATACTTTGGTAATTCCATTGACGACAACTTCTCTCTTTGTAATTGTGTAGTTTATAATTCTATTACTCGAGTCGAAGTTTGGAATTTTCAATCTGTTCGGAAATCCTTGAGAGTTGTATGGCGAAGCAAAGTCAATGTCTTCAACATTTTCAAATACTTGTCCAGCACCTACAACTTGAGATCCTCTTCTTAATTGGCCTAAGTATCTTTCATCCTCCTTGTCACCAAATGCCGGTACTGTGATTGAAAAATCAACAAGAGCAACAGAGGGTCTTTGTCCCGGTATTTTTAGTCCATAAGTTCTGGCAATATTATAAATTGAAGACCTCTGTTGTGCGTATTGTAATACGGTCTCTTGTATACTTCTATCTATGTGATAGTGTAAGTTGTCGGCTACCGCGGCGTTCAAATCCAAGAATACAGAAAACACAGAGGCATCATTAAAGTTCTGTATAAGTTCAGGATAATACGTTCTTACATATTGTATTAGTTCTTCTCTTATACCTTCAAAGTCCCTTGTTGTATATGGTATTCTACGATTAGCCATTTATTTTAAATATTGATTATTACGAAATCACTGGTCGCGAATGTCGAGTCTTGCACTGAGAAATCTATTTTCACTTTAGCAGTGTATTCAGCTGTACCCTTTCCTGGATATCTATAAATTTGGGATGTTTGTGTGTCGGTACCTACTTGAAATTCTGATTCTTCTTTGGGGTCCAACGGTTCAATAGTTATTTTATTTAGAATTAAATTTGGAATATATTTTTCAACGTTTGCTCTTATGTCTGATTCAATTGCGTCGAAGGTCAAACCGTCCATAGGTTCGAAGATATATTCATACAATCTTGTCCCAAAGTCTGGTAAATAATATCTCGCACCTTTCCTTGTGAGTAAAAGATTAATAAGGTCAGCTCGGATTTCTTGGTTAACCGTATTTGTCAGAGCCAAGTAATCACCTCGCAAAGAATCACGAAAAGGAAAATTTATACCATATGTAGTACCGTCTCCCATATAGTCATAAATATACTTGGATTATTTTTCAATTAAAGTAATAGACCCTCTTTCGTATTTAGGTTCATATGGACAATGTCTACATACTGATCCACAACAAACCCCCCTTTTGATGTGCCAATATTCAGTATAAACCTTTCTTGTACCTTCCATATAAAAATCAGAGGGGAGAAGTTCGTTCTTCTCCCCGTCATGATTTTTCTTTATTTCGTCTGTCATTATGCCATTACAATTTCACAGGCACCTCCCGCACAAGCTACTTCGCCTGAGAGATCAGTATTATCGTCAACTTCAATAATTTTTGAAAGATCAATGTCTTTGAGTGGTTTTAATAACTCTTCGTATTTTTCTTTTGTACAATCTTCAAATGGAGCTTGGATATATGTTCCACCGTCGTATGGTAAAACTGAAAGTCCATTGTAGTGATCTCGGTTTTCCCACATCCACTCCCCAACAGCCGGCCACTCGTGTTCTCTGATTGAGATTGTTGCCGATACATTGTGTGTGTTACTTCCTGTTCTGTGACCTCCTTTTACCCACTCAAGGTGTACCTTTTTTACTCTTTCCAATAATTGAATTGGTGATTCGTTTCTGATTATTGCTCCATCGGGGGATTTTTGTGGTATGCCAATGACCGCTGTGTCGTGTGGTCTGAAATATTCGTCCTCGATAAGTTCAGGATGATTATTCTTTAGGTAAGAATATATTGCTTCGTTTTTGCCTACTCTCACTCTACGGATGTAGTGATCATTGTGCCAAGCGTGAATACCTGAAGATGTACCAAGTGTAAGTGATGTTGTACCCGCGGGTTTTACAGTTGTACATCTAGCCGCTTTGTTGATACCTATTAGGTCTGCAACTCTTTCGTTTTCTTCTTTGACAACTTTAGCCGCAGATTTCATATTAAGTCCAATGACCGCACCTGATCCAATACCTGTCATAGAGATTCCAACAAGAGCGTCTTTTTCTGTTGTTCTTTTCCATATTGGTCTAAGATAATGAAAATTAGTATATCCTGCCTGTAATGTACCAATAAATGATGCTGCT